TCGGAAACAGCGTCACCACCTCCTCGCTGCCGTCGTGGATCAGGTTGGCGGGCCAGCGGCCTGCGGCTTGGCTCATTTCCCCGTTCCGACCTTCTCCGGTTTTCATGCCGTAAGTGCGCCCGGTGGGGCTATTGAAAACAGGCTGCGGCACACTAGGCGGCGCGCCCTTCACCCTGCACCCATCCACATTCAGCGCCCCCGTGCCATGCTCCAGCACATTCGCGGCCACGGTGCCGACGAGAGGCTTGCGGGCGACGGTGATAGGTTCCAGCGCGGGCTTGAGGGCGGTGCCCCAGCCGGACCACTGGCTGGCGGCGGGGGTTGCGGGGGCGGTAAGCGGTAGCTCTGACGCGGTGCCAAGCGGGCCTGACATTGATCCCGATTCGGCGGATCCGCCACCATGTCTGCGGTGAACTCCCACCACCTCCCGCTCAACCCCAGCCGCCTTGTCAATTGCCTTTGATACATCCAGCGATTTCGGGAACCCAGACCCGTACACCCACGCAATCATGTCGCGTATCTCAAACCCCGCATCCTCAATCCGTACCGCCATGCGGTGTTGCGTCCGCGTGCCAGCAAAGGCCAGCAGATGCCCGCCGGGCTTCAGAATACGCAGACACTCGGCCCAGATATCAACGCTCGGCACGTCGTAGTCCCATCGCTTGCCCATGAACGCCAGCCCATAGGGTGGATCGGTCACGACCGCGTCAACGCTCGCGTCCGGCATCTCGCGCATGATGGCGAGGCAGTCGCCGTGTCGCAGATCAATCGTCACCGTGCACCTTCTCGATTAGGAACGCATGTCGATGGTGATGCGTCGCACGCTGCGCGGCGACGCGCCATCCATCAGGGATCGGCTCTCCGACGCGAAGCCACGCGACGACGGCGACCGTCGGCGCGATACGCCGCCGGGTCGATGCAGAAGCCGAGCGGCCCGCGCTTTGGCTCGTAGGGGCGTCCTGGCGGATCGGCGGATCGTAGCTCATGGATGCTGCCCTGCATCATTTCGCCCGTGTGCGCGGCCGCTTCGGCCCAGTCTGGGTCGTCGTACTCGCCTTTCCGTCGCGGCATGATGCCTCCCAACGCTGGCGCTTGAAGGACAGGATCTCGACCGCCTCGGCGAGATCGGCATAGCACTGGATCGCAGCAGGTCCGGTGCGCGACGGATCGACCACGACGGAGATCACCGCGCCGTGCTGCTGGCTGGCGTATTGGTGCCGATCAGCATGCGGGTCGAGATATTTGTATCCCCGCGCGCGGATCAGCCAATGCGGGCGGTGGCTTTTGTCGGCGTCCTCACCGCTGAAGATTTCCCAATGGTGCTGGTGCCCGGCCGCCAGGATGTCGGCCTCGCCCGCCGAGAAACGGTGCGCGCGCATCTGCCCGTGCAGCGGGTTGTAGATCGAGGTGCCCTTGAAATCATGCGCCGCCCAGATCCGCACGACATGCTCGCCCGCCGCGACCTCGAATTTCGCGGACCAGTCCTCCAGCGCCGCCGAGCCGCGTGCCATCCAATCGAGCGGGTCGCCCTGGCCGTGGGATTGGCTCCAGATGTCGTGGTTGCCCTTGAGCAACATCAACCACGGCACGGCGCGGAAATACCACTCGGCCAGTTTCCAGGCCCGGTCGCGCGTCACATCCTGATGCGCGTAGAGACGCTGGAGCTTGCCCGACCAGTTGTTCGTGACATCGCCGAGCATCACGCCATGCACATGCGGCGTGCTCATAAGCGCCACATCGCGGCGCAGCAGCGGCCAGTTGCATCCGTTGTCGTCCAGATGCGGATCGCCGACAAACGCCAGCAGATACGGTCCATCGTCGCGCAGAGCAAAGCGCATCCACCGCTTCGCCTCTGCGTTCTCCGCGCGGCGCTCGAAACGCTCGCTCAGTTGCTCGATCAGCTGCTCGACCGGCACATCGTCTGCCGGTATTTGCGGCGGATCAAAGCGCGGCTTCTGCGGCGCATCGCTGGCGATCCGGTCGTCGGGCGACAAAGACCAGTCGATCTGCCGACCTGCTGCGGCCTCAATCTTTTCGATCGACGCCCTGTCCACGCTCTGCCTGAGCCCTAGCCGGTCCCACGCGATACGCGCGGCGGACCGAGTCCCTGGCCTGGACATAACGCCCATCGCGGTGCCGCCCTCGCGCAGCGCCTGTTCGATGGCGTCGATGCGGCGGTGAGCCTCGGCCCGCGAGATCGGCGGCGTCGGCATCAGCGCATCGGCAGGAATGGCAGGAGCTTGACCAGGAGCGCCGTCACCGCGCCGGATGCCGCGCCGACAGCGATCAGCACCCGCCAGCCACCGCCCGCTGCGTCGAGTGCAGAACGCACGGCCTTGAGGTCTGCGGCCATCGCCTCGACAGATTTGTTGAGCGCGGCGACCTCGGCTTCGAGGCGTCCGAAATCGCGCGGGTCGATGTGATCGCTCATGCTGCGATCTCGGTGACGGTGAGCGAGGAGGCACAGACGCCGCCGAAGATCCGCGCCGCTGTCGCGTGGTCGCCGTTGAAATATAGCGTCGCACTTCCGGTGGGTCCGCACCGCATCTTGAACGTCGTGGCACTGGTGGTCCCTGCGGTCATGCGGTGGCGCAACGTCACGGTGACATGGATCTGTCCGGTCGATGCCGTCTCAGCGCCCGCCGCGAGTGCATTTGCAGTAGAGTCCTGGAACAACGCACCGACGACAGTGATGCCGTTGTTGTTGATCCCGAATGTCAGACTGGCCTCGATCAGCAGCAGATTGCTGCTGTTGGCCGGCGTGATCGTCGCCGTCATGAACTCGGTCCCCTCGGTGTTCTGCGGAATCGTGTCGTCCATTGGGATCGTCGTGTTCCCTGTCGAGTAGGCCGAGGATGTCGAGATGACCTGCTGTAGCAGCTTGCCCGTCGTCACCGTCGCGCGCTTCAGCTTATTGCTGTCGCTTGCGTCGAGGATGAGGATCTGGTCGCTGGTCGAGTAGGTCACCGACGCCGGGCTGATGTTCGTCAGCTTCGCGGGCGTCAGCGCGCGCGTGTCGTCGGTGCCGTTGTTGCTTTCGATCTGCGTCGCGATCTCGATGCGACCGGCGGCGGTTTCGGTCGCGTCCTCGACGCCGAGGTTGGTGCGTGCCGCTGCGGCGGTCGCCGCGCCGGTGCCGCCGTTCGCCACCGAGAGCGGGATCGCGGCTGGCCCGCTGGTGATCGTGCTGAGATTGAGGTGGGTGAGCAAGTCGTTAAACTTGTCCACCAGGTCCGCGAGATCGGGACGCGCCAGTTTCGGGTCGTCCGTCGCGCTGTCCAGGTTCGCCTTGGATGCGTTCGTCGGGAGCGTCATGCCTGTGGCCCTCGCAGCTCTACATCGATCGTTGCATTGGCAAGTGTACCAGAAGAATTGTACACTTTAAATTCAGCCGCTGGCTCAGAGTTGACGATCTGCGTTTTGCTTATCAACTCCCACGACCAGCCCGCGCCGACGTTCTGAAGCGCCAGGATACGGGCGGTCGAAATCGCCGCCAGCTGGCCCCTCGCACCGATCTTGAAATGCCCCGCCGCGACCGAAGAGAACCACGACGACGTCTCGGTCGCCGTGTTCACATCTTCATAGGTATCGGTGTAGCTGCTGGACGAGATGATCGTCGTCAGGCCAGACAGGACCGGCGTCGTGTCTGAGACGCTCGCGCGGATCTGGACGTAGCGCTTGCCCTCGACCAGCGCGAGCGCGACCCATGAGCCGGTGACGGTGCCATCGGCTTGAGTGCCCGTTTTCATCTCCAGCGTCACCGTGCCGTTGGCGATAGCAGTGACGAGCGGCGTGAAATTGACATCCGCCCCGAGATCGAGGACCGGCGTCTCGTAACGGATCGGGCTGTTGTTCGTCAGGATGTTGTCCCAGGTCGAAGGCAAGCTCGACCAGGCGCTCGGGAGGTTCGACCAGTTCTGGCTGCTGGTCGCGTGGAGCGCGTTATCGCGGTCGAGGAAGCACGACGTCTTCGTCCCCGGCCATGTCAGCGACTGCTCGATCCGCTGGAGCAGGACATCACGCAGCGGCGGATCACCGAGCACGGCGGACGCGATGAAGCGCGCGTCGGTGCTTTCGTTGCCCGAGCTATCCACGGTCTTGATCGCGAACCAGTACGTCCCCGAGGCCAAGTCCGCCGTCTCGTACGGCGATGAGATGAGCAGCCCTTCGTGCAGCGCCGTCATGCTCGACCAGTCGGTCGTCGATGAGGTCTTGTATCTGATCCGGTAGCCGCCGCCGCTGCGAACATCCGCCGGGAGGCTCGCGAGGCTCCAGGTGAAGCGCCGCGTTCCGTCCGCAATCCTGGCGACTTGAAACGTGTCGGGGCGAGGCGGCGGCGCGCTCTTGCCTTCGACAACGTGGCCGGTGACGGCGACCCAGCCCGAAACCACGCCGAGGCCCGAGATCGATCGGACGCGCACATCGTAGGCCGTGCCGTCCTCGACCGGCGCGACGTAGCCGACGGTGACCGACGCCGAGGACAGCACGCTGTCCCAGTCGGCCTCGGCGCTCTTCTTCCACGCGAGTTCGTAGTTCGCGACGCGCGCGTCGGACGGCGCGGTCCATGTCGCCTTGATGCGGCTGATCACCGAGCCTTCGGCCAGCTGGAGGATCTCGGCGTCGCCGCTCGCCAGGACCAGCGACGTCGGCGCGCTGACACTGAAGGGGTTCGGCAGATCCGTATCCGGCGCGGGATCGACTTCTTCCTCGTCGGTGCCCGCCGTCCAGTCGTAGATGGTCGAGGCGGTCTCGCGCAGATCGAGATCGACTCCGAGACTGCCGTCGCCATCGGCCACGAAGCGGAGGCCGGTGACCTCGAAAGGCTTCGCCGTCCAGCCCATGCGCGTGTTCGTGATACCGACGACATCGCCAGGCACAAGCCGATACGCGGTGAGCTTTGCCGCCAGCTGCACGCTGATCTGCTGCCGCGCCTTTCGCAATTCGATGCGCGCGATACGCTGCGCGGTCGCCGCTGAGGTGGTGAAGGCGAGATCGATGTCGCGCCAGAGCTTCTCGCCGCCGTCGTCGCTGACATAGGTCGCGCTCGTCACCGGCGGGAAATCGCTGGCTTGCCATTTGTTGTCCGGCGACACGAACGTGCCTTTGACCCCGTTGGCGAGATCGCGGCGGCTCAGTCGCGACGACACGCGGATCGGCCCGCGCAGATCAGCTTCGGTCAGCGTGATGGTCGGCGCGGTGTATGCGCCCGCGAAAATCGACCATGTCCCGCCGACCAGCGACGCGCGGCCAGCCATCGCGCCGGTCATCGATGCGATGATGTCACGCGGGCGCTGCGAGGTGTCGAACGTACCGTTCATCGTGTAGCGGTCTTCGGTTCCTCCCGCCGCGAGCGTGACGTTTTCGTCGCAGATATTCGCGGCGGCGATCAGGTCGGCTTCATCGATGCGCGTGGCGTAGTCCACGCCGAGACCGCGTATCGGATCGGTCAGGTAGTCGGCCAGGCAGAGCGCCGCATTCGCGCTCCATGCGGTCGTGCTGGTCCGAGGGTCGTAGACCTTCTTGCCCTTGACGATGGAGGTGATGTTCGGAATGCCGCTCGCAAACAGGTCGGAATTGTGCGTCAGCCGCACATAGATGCACGCGCGGCCACGTTGCCGGTGGTCGGCGGTCCACTTGTCGGACGCCTCGGTGATCAGGTCCGCGAAGGCTGTTTGCCCATCGGTGCCGAGCTTCTTCTGAACGCGGACGTATCCGGCGTATTTGCCCGTGGCTTCGCCCGCGCCGTCAAGCGGGACGACCTCGTCGTCGAAGTAGATGTCGCCGATCTCCTCGCACTCATGACCGGCAAGCGTGATGACGAGGTGGAGCTTCGCGTTGCTGTCGGTGGTGTGAAGGAACGTGATCGCACCGCCGGTCCGCACCTGGCCGTAGATCACGCGCCACGGTGTGATCGGCTCGCGCACGGTCTGCGTGCGCTGCGCGCCGGCAAAGGGGTCGGAGAGTTTCGGAAGCTTCGGGCGGAAGATCGATCCGGCAAGAGCGGAAATGGTGATTGAGGCGACGATGTTGACGGCAAACGCCACAACCGTCGCGACCGTTCCTGTCAGGCCGATTGCGGCGGCGACGGCGGCCCCAACAAACGGCATCAGACGCCCCAGGCAGCGACGATGCAGCGCGAAGGCATCATCAGTAGGCCCGACTGCGAAAGGCACGCCACACGCGCTCCTGCGACGATCCCGGTGGCCTCGGTCTCGCCGTAGTCAATCGTGACAAGCACGACATCGCCGCGCTTCGCCATCAGCGTGTTGTTCATCGCCGGGCCCAACGCCTTAGTCCACACCGCGCGCAGTCCGCCGCCGGACAGCGCGAGCATGGTGGCGCGCGCGCCTTCCTCGTCGGTGTATTGGCCGCGATAGAGCGCGACGGGATCGACGTCCGTCATTGCCAGCACGCAGTCGCCAGCGAAGAGACCGCAATCATGCACGCCCCACTGGAACGGCTTATCGCGCGCATCTTCCAGCGCGGCGGCGAGCCTCGACGGCCAATCTTCGCGGCGTGCGATCATCAGCGGCCCCATGTGATTTGCGCGTCCTGTAGGCTCGCAACATACGCGAAACCGAGGTCGCCGGGGTAATCTATCGCCTGATCCTCGGGCGTGTAGCGGCGTTCGCGGGCGCGCTCCAGGTCGATCAGTTCGCTCTCGTAGCTGATGGCGATGGTGGCGGTGTCTTCGCCATCCTCGATGGCTGGGACATCGAGGCGGCCCTCGAACTGTAGCACCGGGTCCGCCACGACCGAGCCGCCGGAGAAGAAGGCGAGATAGACGCGGCCGGTCTTGCCCGAGCGCGCGTCACCAAGCGCGGCGGCG